CATCAACCCCAACTTCGGAGACATCGAACCCATGGACGGCGGCAAAATCTCCGGCATCTATGTGGAAACGCTGGAACGCTGGAAGAAAGCATGACAAACGCCGGCTTGACAAATCCGGAGGAAAGGGCATAGTAAAGACGCAACAGGTCAATGTAGTCTCAATCATTGATTCCTTTCTAAAACATCGGCCCCGGCTGCTCCAACAGCCGGGGCCTTTTTGTTAGCTGAGCAGAACAATCAGAAGTTCAATCAGCCGTTGCAACAAGTCACTGTATTTGATCAAGTCATTGTTAATTCCTTTCTACTGACGTCAGGGCTCATTCCCTGCCGCTCCGGATCAACCGGCGGGCACATCATACATGTCCAGGTTTTATAATCAAGCTTGCCATCCGGAGCACATCCTGTACATTTTTTCTGTCCGGGCAGAGTCGTTTCGTCTCGTTTGTCGCCATACTATGGCGGCAGCCTGGTCTTCCAGAAAAGTGCTCCTGTTCAGCCCTTGGCCTCCGGGTCAGGGGCTTTTTTGTTCTTTATCTTTATGGAATAGTGGAGTAGGGTGACAGGGTGAATAAGCAAAAATGTTATTGTTGGCACCTAAACAAGAAAGAAGTAGATGACGCGATAAAGGAATATAAAGCTGCGGGGTACACCGTTGCGGAACATATTACTCAGGGCTACTGTCCTTCTTGCGGGTACAACTTCAACCTCTCTGTGCTGAATGTTGACAGTACGGAGGACTGGAGGCGAGCACCATTAACATGCCCAAAATGCGGATCGGAAGGCACTGCCGGACAGTACTGGTTTCAGCACAGAAAGATGTCCTTTAAAACAAAAGGTTGTCTTCTTCTGGTGATAGCCATTGGCGCTATCGTCACATTTATTGTTCGTAGCTGTTCTTAATGCATTGATAACATGAAAGAATTTTTCAGATGGGCTATCTTCCTATTGATCACGGTTCCATTTTGGCTTGGACTCACATGGATAGCCTTTGCTTGGGCGGTAAATCTTTGGAAACAAAAATCCTGCATCAAAAAAGGATTGTCGCTGATTGTTTTTGCTATTTCAGTATTTGTTTTTTTACTCCTCATTATCCAATTTTGTGATAAGTTAGGAGTATTCCCCGAATTGGATGAATAATGACCATGTCTCATTTCACCCCGGTAATAGAGTAACCAATCGTCAAAAGTATTCCGCAACCAATAAAAGTGGCAGTCGGCCACCTCATTAAACAATAAAAAAGAACGGATACCATAAGAGGAGCTCCTATTAAAATTTTTAAAGACTCAATTAACGTCTTTCCTTCCATGAAATAAAAAACCAGGCTCATGGGCAGCCCCATGATGCAGAACAAAAAGCAAAAGAAACACAGTAATTCTTTCATATATTGGTTATCCTATACAGAAATTCATGGACAAAAAGGCTGATATATAATTAAAAAGGAAACCTCTGTTTTTAGGAGATTTTTTTTGATGTGAATACAATCACCAACACCACAGCCGTAGCCACATTCACGCCCATCCAAACTTCCTTGTCCAGATATACCCGGAAAATGGGATTGTAAAGCAGGGCAATAGCGGCGGCTGACACGCTCCCGAAACACACCCCTTTCTTCTGCTCCTGGGTAAACACAAATATGGCGTAAGCACACACAGCCAACCGCAGGAACATATAATATCCATAGGGCATCGGTAACAAAGCCAGCCCCAGGAGAGCACAAATGGCAATCAGTAAACCTTTCATTTCTCCAAGGTATTCCTATATCCTCAAAAAATCAAGTCCTCAAGTACTTGACAACCAGTCGGACGAACATGAAGCTAAGTACTAGACAGAAAAAATCACGCAAGACAATCGGAATATTCCCTGAAATTTAGAATAATGCTACAATATATAGTATATATTAAAAATAACTGTGCGATAATTTCTTGAAATTATAACCTTTTTTCTTTAGCCTTTCATTCGTTGTCACCGCCTTGCCTAAGGTATGTGACAACCACCTTTACCGTATTCGGCAATGGCTGTCGAAACTTTGAACATACAAACATTTTTGACGAAATGGTTCAAAGGCAATGATGCGCGGTAAACACCCCTATTGCTAAAAATATAAAACTATGGAAAATGGCATTGAAACTACCATTTGGCTACTTCAAGGATTTCTCCTCATCCTGAAGATATTCAAATAATGTAGTAATACGCGCCGCCCGTCTGTACTGTTCATCCCCTATAACGTATCAGACGGGCGGCGTCAACATAAAGACGATGCTTGACTCCTTTTTGTTCACTAGCTAATATGATGCCTGTCATCTTCCATAGATGATGTTTTTAGCAAACTCCCAAGCTCATAATCACCTGTATCTGATTACAAGCTTCACCCCTCCCGGTGCGTCAACACTGTGGAGGGGTTCTTTTTACCGTCAATCCACCACATCCGTCACCGTCTTCACCGGATTCATCAGAGCGGCCCCCAGCGTCATATACTGCCCGGCAATCTGAACCGCCTTATTCGTCATGCCGCTGGCAATCCCGCCTGCCGCGCCGAACACCCGTCCCAGCCGGATCACCTGCTTCATGTAATCCCCGGCGTCATATCCGCCCTCCTGAATCATCTCACCCAGCTTCCAGGCGGCATTCCAGCCTGAGCGGAAATCAATCAGGGCGCGTCCTGCGGAACCGGTATACACCTTGGCTCCCAGCAACTCGGAAAACATCCACTCCACGGCTTCGCTCACCAGCGGCATCCCGGCAATAGGACCGGACAGGGCAGCGAACAAGTACCCCTGCCAATCGCGCTTCTCCCACTCCTCTTCATCATCCTTCATGTAATCCAGCATGGCGCCGATGATGGCGTTAAACGCCCCGTAGGCCAGCCATACCTTTCCAGCCTTGGATAAGGAAGCCCACCGCTGTTTGGGCGTCACCCCTGGGGCAAACCCGGCCCGTGCCAGCCCGTAAATCGCAGCCGTTTTATTAAAATTCTCGCTCATCATGTAGAAAATAGCGCGGCCCCAGGCGCCGCGGTGCAATCCGCCAAACGACTTGTCAATCCACGTCTGGGGCTGGGCGGAATGCAGCGCATTCCTCACCGCCTGCCACGCCTCGTCTTTTGCCCTCCCTTCCTCCACGCCCGCCTTGACGGCCTGCTGGTACTTGATATTCCAGAGGGCGGCGGACCCCACAGCATTGAAAAACACATCCGTGTACTCAATCCCGTTCATTCCCCACACCAGCGCGGCCTCCGCCAGCGTGTAGGAGGAATCATCCCTCAGGCGGGACAATGTCTCCACGTCAACCCGGTCATTCAGCCGCGCCTGGAACTCGGCGCTCTTCATCATCTTAATCACCCCCATCTCCGCCGTTCCGTTGCGCATCTTCGCCATCGTCCCCAGGTAATCCCAGAAACCGATGCCCGGATCTCCAATCCACGCATTCAGCACGGCGGACCCCTGCTTCATCAGCGTCTCAAACCGGAATGCCAGAATCGCCTTCGCCTGCCCGGAATACACGGCATTAAGAAGCTTATCCAGGGAACCCACCGCCTGACCCTGAACCACGCCGGCCCGCTCCAGCAAATCCACCCAGCGGCGCAGCCTCACAAAATCATCCTTCCCCAAATTCGCCACCAGGCTCTCAGCCACCTCCCGGCGTCGCAACAGCCCCCGGAAATCCGCCGTAATATCCTGCGTGTAATACCAGTGGTCCGTCATATCCGTCGCCTCCCAGAACACGGAAAGCGCCCCCACGCTCGTATCCAGCCTCCGGTGGTGCTTCGTTCTCACCTTCTGCCATCCCTGGTTGCCTCCCTTCGTGCCCGGCACGCCGGAAATCATATCCGCCGCATCCGCATCACTCATCGCATCCAGCGCCCAGAAACGGGCAGGGAAATAATTCTCCACGCGGGGGAAGGGAACGCCCGTCACCTGCTCGTACAGCCTCCCGATCTTATCCCCCTGGGCCTTCAGCAGCTCCCGCAGCCCGTAGCCGATCGCCATGCCTTCTTCCCCCACGTACTCGCGCAAAGCGGAAATAACCTCCGGCGTATACCCCTGCTGCTTCATCATCTCCCGGTAATCCTCCTGCTCGGACTGCAGCACCAGGTACAGGGCATTATCCCGGCTCAACACCAGCGGGGAACTCTCCTCCCCCTTAAAAGACGCCTTCGCCGTCACATACTTCCGGTAGACCGGCCTCCTGCCCTCAGCCCTCGCCCGGACCGCGGCATCCTCGTGTTCCTTCAACCGGGTAAGCAGAAGGTCCAGCGTCTCTTCGGAAAAATACTCCATCCCCTCCTCCCAGCGCTTCCGGATAAACTCCTTCCTCTGCCGGGCATCCATCTCCCGCACCTCCCGGGCCTGCTCCAAGGTCAGCCGCGCCGTCTGCGTAACCCACCCATTCAGCCGGACTTTTGTATCGTGGCTCGTCTTAAACCACGTCACCCATCCAGCCATATTGCCAACCTTCCTGGCCTTCATCACCTTCTCCGTAAGATGCTTCTCATAAAGATCCTGCACCGCGGCGGCACGCAGCCCGCGGGCATCCCGCATCTGCTGGAACGCATTTGTCAGTCGGCTGCGCATATCGGCCGAGAACTCCTGCAGGGCGGGCATCGTTCCCATGCGCGTCAGCAGCTGGTCCATATTCTCCATGAAATCGCCGAAATTCTTGAAACTCACCTTCCCGTGGAACTTCTCATTGGCGGCGCGCAGCGTATTCTCATCGGCCTTCTTCCCGGTCTGGTTGAACCTCTCCACAATCATCCTTCCAATCGCATTCAGCCGTTCGGCGGCGGCCTCCTGCACGGCGGCCCATCCCTCCTTCTCCGTATTGATGTAAATCTCCAGCGCCTTCGCGGCGGCCTGCGCCTCGTCCACGCTCATCCCCTCCAGATTCCCGTACAGGGCCAGCCGGGTCAGCTCCTCACGCAGCTCCTCCATCCTGGACACGGCCTCGCCGTCCATCTGGTCGGGGTTCTCCTTCTCCAGCTTATCCAGCTCGGCGGCAGCCTCATTCATCGCCGCCTCCTTCTCCATGGCCGTCATCCGGAGCAGGGGCACCACCTGATCCGTTAAATAGGCGTAAGCCTCCATGGAAACCTTCCCCTTCTGCTGCTTCCCGTTCTTCTTGCGGATAGTGAGAACCTGGTCCAGCATCCGTGCCATGCCGGCGGAAACTCCATCCTTGGCCAGCGCTTCCAGTTTCCCGGCGGCCTTCTCCATCACCTCGGCCATCAGCTCGTGTAAACGTTTCTCCGCCCAGGCCTTGCGTACCTTCTCCATCTCATCCTCAAACACCTCTTTGGCGAACTTCTGCGTTGGCTTCTTACCCTTCTCCCAGGTTGTGCCGGCAGCCGTGACCCTGGCTGTAATCTCTGCTTCCTCCATCCCCTCCCGGGTCGCCTCCGCCATCTCCCGCTTAATCTCCCGGCGGGCAAACGCATTCACCATTCTTGTCTCATCAATCTTCCCCTTGGCCGCCAGCTCCGCCAGAATCTGCAACCGGTCGATGTAGGGCTTCACGGCCACGCGGTACCCGGCGGGCAGGTGCATCAGGGCACTCTTCACCAGGGCAACATTGCGGCCCACATTCACCAGGAACGCCGCTTCATCCGTTTTCCCGTCGTAGCGTCCCCAGGTGGCGGCATCCGCTCGCAGGTCGGCGGCGATCCGGTGGACTACCTCAAGATTCTGTGTTCCACGGCTCACACGGCGTGGGAAACCTTCGGACAAGGAAAACGTCGCCGTCGGATCCTCATAATCCGCCCACGCTCCCCAGGTGGACTCGTCCGCAAACGCCGTAATCTTGATGTCGTTGCCGTCAAAAATCACGTAATTATATGTCTGCTCTTCCTCCACTTTCCCGCGGGTATAGCCGTCTGCGTACCTGATGCCTTTAATATCGCTGGACAGCAAAGACACGCTGGCGGCCTTCTGTGCTTCTTGTTTCGTGCCATCTTCTCCATCCCAAAAAGCATCGAACAACTCCTGATAAACGTCTTTGCCGCTCACGTTTTCGCCGCGGTAATCCGCCCGTCTTTCGGCACGTTCCAAAGCATACCGCACCTCTTCCACCGGGGAATCCTTCAACAAGGCAAGAACCGTCTCGTCCACGTAATCCCAGCCCAGCAGCTCGGAATCCTCCACATTCAGCTCCACGCGGTAATTGGAAGGCATGCCCGGCCTGACCTCTATCTCGTCCAGATGATCAAGCAAATATTGGTAAGCTATATTTTCAGCATCGGCCTGTCTTTTTGCCTGGGGATATTGGTCAGAATAACCTTCATTGATGCGGATATCTTCCCTCAATTCCTCCTTAATCGCTTCTATCTTCCCCTTATCCCCTCTGGCGTCAGACAAATCGCCAAGAACACTATAAACGGCATCCAACACGCCTGGTTCAAACCGATTGACATGTTTCGGGAAAACTATTCGGTCGCGCAACCCTCTGGCCATATCATCCACATTGGAAGCCTCCAACTCCCTGAACCTCCATGTCGCCTTATCCTGCGCGAACTGGTTCATATAACTCCGGTTCACCTCCGGATTCTGGGCAAAATACAGTCCCCAGCCATACGCCTGCGCTCCTTCCCCCTTGCCCATGAACGCCGTATCAAACTTGCGAAAACTGTGAGGGGAAGCATGCAGGGCGGCAATGGAAAACGTCACCCCCGGTTCCGTAATCACAGCGTTGCCCGCTTCAAAATGGCCGTCATGGAACAAACCCTGTTCCTGTGCCGAGGCAATGGAAAAAGCAACAATCGCCTCACCTGGGAATTCCAGCGTATCATTAAACGGCACAGCTTCCCGTTCCCGTGCCGTCATATCCCGGCGCTTCTCCACATTCCTTGCCTCTATTTCCCCGGCCAGACGCTGGTAAAGGTCAAACGGCTCCAAATCCTTCAATTGCCGCACAACAGCTTCTTTCCCCCTGTAGAGCTTTTCCAGCTCCTGCCAGATCCTCTTTTCCTCCCCGGGAAACCTCATCTTGCGGGAAACCGTTGCCTTCACCATCTCAATCTGTCGGTCTATCTGCTCTATGGTGACAGCATCCACATTCACCCCGCCGCGGAGCAACATCCCGGCGTAACAAATCGGCAATTCGCAACCTTCGGCATCTTTCCCCATCGTTAATTTGCCGTACTCCGCATCCTGTGCGACAAGCTTATTATACTCCTTCAAAAGCAACTCAATAGCCTGCCTGGCCATCACATCTACATCCATCACCTCATGCACGGCAAACCGCTCGGACATCTTCTTAATAGCCTTCGGATTCCTTATCAACCTGCGTATCCGGCCTAAAGCGTCCAAAGCCGCATCACGGGCTAAAAGCCAACTCCTGCGCCTCGTCTTCGCAATAATATCCCCTGTGATCCTGTTGCGTTGATAGGTAAGAACCCTCTCCGCAAAGCCAGAATCCCCCCCCTCGGCAAAACCCTCATATTCCTGAATCGCATGTTGAATCTCATGAAGCAACGTGGAACGCTGATTCCAAAGCGGCCCCAGGCTGGACAAATTGATGGCAATGGAGTCATCCTGGGGATCATACCATCCTGCCTCCTGCCGGTTGCGGTCCTTAAACACATAAACAGACATCTTCTTCAAGCGGGGATAGGCATCATACAACTCGGAATAATCCAAATAATCTGACAAAACGCCTTCCTTCCTTGGATTCTTCAAATAGCGTATATCCTCCGCCAAAAGATCCAGTCTGGAAAGATAAGGCATTCCAGGCGCAGTCTTCAGCTGTGCCTGGCTTGCGTCAATCTCCGCCCGCAACTTGCCGTCATCCCTTCCGGCGAAAGCCTTATCGGCATACTTTCCCCAAGTGGCCGCATTCGGGCCTATCACGGAAAACGTAATATCCGGATTCTTCGGATCAAACGTCCCCCGGTTATCCGTGGCGGACTTGATCTGATTCGGCTCAAAGGCAATGTACTCCGTCCATTTACCCAGTACAGCAATGAGTCCATCATGTCCTCTTTCTTGAGCGCTACCGGCTATCTGGGCCGCTCCTCTCGCATACGGCCGGAATATTCCAAACCTGTCATCTTCATGAAAATTCCCATCCCAAATATTTAAATAATCGCCTATCTCTTCAGCAGACTTGTAATCATTAAAAATAAAAGGATTCCTGAAATTCAGAAACAGAGCCAGCTTCTTGTTCCCGTACGGAGTATTCTCCATATTGGTAAAATAAAATCCTCTACCCCATATACCATAATCAGTAGCAGATCCAATCTTGGCCTTGTCAAACACCGTGAAATCACCGTATGTCCCATGATACACCACCCTCGGCTCCCCGTTCTCGTCCACCACCTTGGAAGCGTTCTGCGGGTCATGCTCCCAATCGCCAAACCAACTCTTAAACGCCTCCGTGCGCACGGAAAGCCACTGGTCTTCCGTCAAATTCGTATCTGCCCCATTAGGAGCCTTCATGAACGTCCCGTCAGCGACCGCCTTCTTCCTGACAGCCGCCTTTTCCTTCTCGACAAACGAACGGTAGGAAGATAAATTACGGGTAGAAACCCCGGAAGTATCAGACGAGACCCCTCCATGAGAAAGAGGAACCTCCTCGCTGGTGATTCTGGGGTTTTCTATTGTCAGCTCAATGGTGTACAGAGTGTTGATTCTCTCTTTGTTTTCAGGGGCAATAGCCGTGACATTTACATCAAACCTGCCAAAACCTTCCACTTCTACCGTATTGAAAAAATGATAGGCTCCGGCACGTGAAGGATCATCCTTGTACGACTCTTCAAACAAAGCATCCTCCGCATTCTCGAACAGCTCATGAATGCGGGCCGCAGCCGTGTAATGAATTGTCCGGGCATCCTCTATGGAAATACCAAAACGTTTGAGGTTGGCTACGGACATTTGTGATGCACCGGCCTTGCCCTTCGTTTTTGCTGATACACGCGCCTCAATCACGGCCTGGATCCCCGTATTCTTATTAACGAACACCTTGCCCTGCAACGGCTTCAACCTCGCCCGCATCTCGGCGGCGGTAGTGATCACCTCCCCGGAAGGAATGGACACCAGGGAAAAACTGACGGAGGAATCCTCTGCCAGGGACATGGAAACCCCGCTGCCGCCGACCTCTTCAACAATACGCTGAACATCGGCTTCCCCCTGTCGCGCCCCCTCCTGCATCCAGTAGGACTCCAAACTATTGGAAAGCGCATGAACCATCTGAGCGAAATCCGCGTCAATCGGGACGCTCTCCCCGGCCAGCCGGCGGCGCTCCATCTCGTGCAGACCTGTACCCAAATCCAGCAGAGCCTTGGCGGAAGAAACCCACTGGCGCACCATCTGCAGAAAATCCTTCATCCACTGGGGCAGCCTCATATCCGCGGCCCGGGCCAATACGTCGCCCTTGGCCAGCATGCTCATCCCCTCAACCACATCCTTCACGGAAACCTCCCCATCCTTCCGGATCAAATCCTTCCCCTTGCTTAAATACCCCTCCTTGCGCAATGCGTCCTGAAGGGCCCGCAGATTATTCGCGTACCAATCCAGGCTATGCTTCGTATTCTCCATATCCTCCGTCAGGTGGGTCTCCAGCACCTCCTCCAGCAATTCAGGAACCGTCACCTCCCCCTTGTGGAAGCGGATCAGCGTCTGCCCATTCCTCATCGCCACCCGGTACGCGTTGCTGTGTACACGCCGCGAGGCGGAAACCTCCCCGCGCGCCACACCCAATTTCACGCGCTCCTCAAAAGAAGAACCCATCCCGGCAGCCTGCCCGTACGTCATCCGCGTTCCCAGGTCCTGGGCCTCGGCATTCACATCCGCCCCTTCGGCAATGCGCAGCCGGGCGGCCTCGGCCAGCTTCCGGGCCGTCTCCACCGTCTCGGCCCTCCCCATATCCTCAAACACATACTTCCCGGACTGAGACAGCTGGTCGATCGTCCTGTCCACGGCAAACGCCTGCTGGGCCTCCAGCATCCTCAGGCGAATCCCGTCGTGCAGCAGGGCCTGCATCCGCGCCGTGGCGTCCTGTTCGCTCAGCTCCAGAACATCGTAAGACTCCTGTCCCTCCGCATCCCTGACTGTCGTGGTAAACCTCCAACTCCCATCCCCCAAATCCTCCACGCGGGGCAGATTAAGAAGCTCCACCTCCGCCTGATAAGCCTCCTGACGGGCCAGCCATGAAAAATCCTCCTTCATGGCGGAAAACCCCTGGCGCACACTCTCCAGCTGGGCCGCCCGGTCGGACATGCTCAACGCGGCCTGGAAAATCTCCCGGCTCTTCTCCACGGGATCCACAATACTGGCAATCCTCTCCGCCTCGGCGCGGCCTACCCCCAGCCCCTCGATCTGCGGGGCGCCCACCCGTGAAACCTGCGCCTCCCTCGCAAACGCCGGAATCTGGGCTCCTCCGACCACAGCGCCGAACATCAGCATCTGGAAACCAAGATCAGGATCCGCCGCTCCCCTCAGCATCTCCTTCCAATCCTCAACCGTCATCCCGTTCCCGCTCCCAAACAATCGGGCAAGCCCGGCATCCAGAGGAGCCTGGAGCGTCGGCTGAATAAACTCCTCCATCCACTCGGAACCACCCGCGGCCAGAGACGCAACGCCGTAGCGCAGCGCGGCATTACCGTACAACCCGCGCTTCATCATATCCGCAGCGCTCCCCATATACCCGGCAAATTTGCCGGCAAACGGCATCTTTCCGCCAAGAAACCGCAACGTCTTAAACAAGCTCTCGCCGCCCAGCCTCTCCACCAGAACCTCCGTGCCCCCGGCTATTCCGCCCCGTATGAGGGATTCCAGCGGGGAAACGCCCTGGGCGCGCAGCTCCTCCATCCTGTCGTTGGCGACGGACGCAAACGTTCCCATGCCGCGCGTAGCCAAGAAAAAGGAAGTCTGGGCAGCCATTCTTCCCAGCCCGTCAAACTGGCGGCGAATCCACCAGGCCCCATCCGGGGACTCGGCAATCTCCGCCTTCATCGCCCGGATTTGGGAAATCATCTCATTCTGATCCGGGGTCAAAACGCGGTACACCTGCTTCCCCTCGCTATCGCGCACCACGGGGGCAAAACTCTCTCCTGTCGGCTGCCACTCAACCGTATCCCCCTCACGCACATCTCCCAAAAGCAACTGCTCAAACAATGAAGAAGAACTCTCCATCATCATCCTCATCGTTCGGTTAAAAGGAGAAACAAACAACGTGGAATCATTCCTCAACCGTTCAGCATCCGCCTTATACAAACCAATCACGGCCTCGGCTGCCATGGGATCTTCTGTTTTTAAATCCAGTAAAGCCCTGGCAAAATCAAACACATTGGCATCCGTTATATTGCCTGTCATCTCATCCCGCGCCTCCTGGCGGAAATCATCCATCGTCCTGGAAAACGGATTGGGCAGCCCCCCCCAACTCAGGGAAGCGTCATTTCTGGAAACGTAACGTTCCCTCTCTTTGACATACGCGTCCGCAAGCTCTTTGGCCCGTCGCTCTACGGCGGCCTCCGGCTGCAAATCAAAACCGCGCCCCCTCAGCCAATCAGCCGCATGCTGGACGGCCTGTCCCCAGGGAGTTCCGTACCCGCAATGCAACATCGCAAAATTTTCCTCCTCCGGAGTCAATTCAACCTTCCCCAGAGCCTCCAGAAAACCTTCCCCATTCATCATGGCGCGGATAACAGGAACAGCCTTTGCCGCAAAACTCCTTCCCGCTTCCGCCTCCTTCTCCTGCGCCTTGAAAAATGGTTGTCTGCCCGCGTTCCACCTGTCCCATACATCCCGGCTCCCGCGGATCCCCTCCGGGGCATCCACGGAAGACAAATACCGGATCATGGAATCCCCGTCCCTGTCTCCCGGCCTGGAATAAAACTCTTCCAGAACCTTCTCGCCGCGTACCCGGCTCTTATGTTCGTCCGGCACGGCCTCAAAAGCCCTGACCCACTCCTCGCCGTAAGCCTCCGCCACCTTCTTCCTGGCCTCGGGGTGAGCCTTCCAATCCATCCCCAGCGCGTCCAGCCGTTCCACCTTCTGCTGATACTCTCTCCTCTCCCTCTCCCCCAGCGGACTACCGTAATTCTCCAGAGCCTGCCTCCGCTCCCACTTATCCAGCTCATTGGATAAGGCAACCCTCGCCGGGCCATCCTCCAGCGTATCGTAAACCGCCAAAGCCTCCTTAAAATCCAGACCGCTCCCAACAGGAGGCGGAGGCTCCACCATATCCATGGTCTTAAAACTCTGATGGGAAATCTCGCCGTAAGGCTCAAGCCCCGTGACGCGCCCGGCATCCTCCAGCTGCAGCCGGGGAGAAAACGCTTCCTCCCGCAGCCCCTCGGCAGGAACGCCTGCCAAACTGTTTTCGGAAAAAGAAAAATCATTCATAACGTGTTAAAAATAAAAAATTAAAGAGAACTGCGATACTTGCGTACGCCCTTCACCCAATGCTGATTGAGATTCCGGGGGTCATTATCCGCTCCAATGGGCGCATAAACGGCTCCGATTTGCTCAATAGTGGTTAATCCTTTATCAAAATAATTCCTCTTGAGATTCCTCATGCCGTAATCAATCCCCTCTTCCACGGAACCAAATGAACGGGGCCCGCCGCCATTCGGACTGATGCCCATGGAATTATTCTTATTCCGGAAAGCGGAGCTCGTCCCCTTGCCGGTTTCGAGCATAGCAATAGCCATGCCAATCTTCACCTGATCCGGCGTCATGCCATACTTCCTCCCGGCGTCAATAAACGCCTGTTTGTAAGGAGCCAGCCCACCCAAAGCGGACTTATTCAACTTCACGCTCTTCCCGGCGGGAAGGGCCGCCTCCTGCTCCTTCATCAGCTGATCTGGATCCCCCTTGATAATCCTCATATCCACAGCATAAGACCTGCCTTTATCGTAGAAGCCCTCTCTGGCGACGGCATAAGTCATCACAGGAACATCCCCCTCGCACGCGCCCACAATGCGGAAACGGCGGAAATGATCATTATCGAACGTCGCTTCCACCACACAATTCTTTAATCCGTTGCCATAAAGGGCATCTTGACTCTCGTGGAGCTGTTTGGCATACGATGTAGCAGTCTCCGGAGAATCGAACACGCCGAGATGCTTGCCTGTCCTCCTGAACTGTTCCACAGCATCGTCATCGGAAAGAACCTTGCCGTCCTCGGAAACGGTCGGAATCAGATACTCTTTCCCGTCCATCCCCACGGAAATGGAACGCACGGTGCTGATGGTTCCATCGGCATTGTGGACGACAGGACGGTTCAACAAATCAATGTTGCCGGGCTCAATCATGCCTTTGGCGCGGGCAGGGGATAAACCCTCAATCATCTTCCTGGGCAGCAAAACGCCGTCGGGCAAATCCTTCCGGGAGGAATCGAACCCCAGGCGCACGCGCTGCATGGGCGCCTCCCTCTCCGTGGAATCCACCCAAAACTTCCGGACATTCTTTGCCGCCCACTGGGCAAACTTCGTACGCTGTGCATCTCTGGCGCTTTCAATACGGGAATCCATCAGATTCACCCCTTCATCCACAAAAGAAACATCCCTGTTCCCGGTAATCTCCCGGACAATATCGATCAGCTTCGCCTGCTGCTCCGCCAGGGTGGCATCCTTGCCTTCGGTCGTCCGCCAGGAATGGAACCGCTCAGAAACTTGGGCGCGCAATCCGGCGGCATGATTCGCCCGCGCGTACGCCATATACTTATCCCTGGCTTTTTCGGGTGTCTCCGTTCCCGTCAACCCCAGCTGCCCCATAAACTCGTCACGGAACTTCCCGCCGGATTTCCATCCATCCTCATTGCTGTAAGGCTGATTCTCCGCGTTGAACGCTCCCTGATTCAGCAACGCTCCCCGCTTCTCCAGCAAATCCAGGCGCCCTTTAACATCAATCGTGGGCGTCTTCAACTCCTTGCGCATCCTGTCCGCATCCCCCCACTGGCGGGACAGCCACTCCTTATCCAGCCCAAACCGGGAATACTTTTGGATAAAGGCATCCCGAGCCACCTCGCTCTGCTCCTCTGACAAAGAAGGATTAAACGCCCTTGCCTCCTCGGCGGCCGCGGCGGTAATCTGCGGGCGCACCTCGTCCGCTCTCCCCGCTTGAAAAGCGCGGATCCATCCGCACTCTCTGGCCGTGTAAAACCCGGTCCACTCCGGGCCGTCATCTTTCGTTCCGGACGTACCTTTGCCCTTCTTGCGCGTCAAAACAAAGGAACTGAAAAAACTGTCCGCGGCGGCTGGCCTTGCCTTCCTGGCCAAATTCCGGCGCATCTCGTCACGTTCATACGGAGCAAACAAACTCTGACAATAATCGCTATCCAGAAAATCATAAGCGCCTCCCGGGTTAGTCGCGGCCAGGTTCTCAAAATGATGGCGGGCTCCAGACTTATCAACACGGGAAATGCCATTCCTCATCGCGGTTTCTGTAATAATGCCGGCTTGATGGGCTTGGGCATACCGTTCCTTGGCGGTCATATAATCTCCTCGGTCCAAATCCCCCTTCAACCCCTCTTCAAAAGCCTGCCTGGACTCCTGAATCTGCCCCTTAAGAACCAGCTCGGAAGCCCTCCCCTGGAGTCGGCGCATCACATCCTGCTGCCTGGCTCCGAATCTGGAGGCCTCCTCCTGGGAAACAAAACTCCCCTTCAACTCGCGGAACTTCCCTTCGTAATTCCGTACAAACGTATTCAGGGCGCTCTCTTTCAGCCTCCCGTCACGATCGTAAAAAGACAGCTCATGACCGCGGGCAACCCCTAATCTCCGGGTCATCTCCTGCTCAAACTCGCTGGCCAAATCATTCATCCGGCCTTCCAGCCGCGTCTGCTCGCCGAAATCCTTCATGCGCTGGTACTGGTGGGCAACATCAGACACAAACTCCTGGGCATTCTGCAGCGCCCTCTGAACGGGCTTGGAAGAAACATCCGGCATCTGGACCGGGGCAGGGGTGGAGGAAGCCGCATTCATCCGGGTTCCTCCGTACATGGGTTGCTGTAAATCACTCATCTTCTTTCATCTTGAAACGGTTAAAACTTAAAAACCTGGGGATGGAAATCTCCTTCCAGTCCTCGCGTCCGCGGATGCAGCGTTGCCACCTTGCCCGGTCAAAACGCTCCTGCACCAGACAAGCCAGATCCCTGACGGCCTCCATGCGGCCGTGGGCAAAAAGAACAATCAACGTCCTGGGAGACTCCGGATCCGGCACCCCCGCAAAAAACAACGAAGGGCAGCACCACACGATTCCTCCTCCCGCGTCCGCCAGGGAAACGGTCTCCCGGAACCAGCCGGGGCGCTGGGCTTCCATCAGTAAAAAAGCCTGCTGCATGGGGGAAACGCTCATCTCTTTCCAAAACCCATGAAATTAGCCAGCAGGGAATCCCTCAACCTGTTGGAAGACTGCATGCTCCCCGGCACCATCCCCCCCAGGGAACCGGAAAGGGAATAAGCATTCATCATCCCGGAAAAAGCCCCCTGGGTTCCTCCGGCGGCGGAACCCCACGTCTGCCCGCTCTCGGTAACACCCCCCAGCAACCCGCCACCGGACATTCCTGCCGCCCCCATGACACCCCCCGCCACCGTCAGGGCCGTCTGGATCATGGCAGAACCAAGGGCATTCTGTGAAAGCATCTTATACTGGTCAGCCTCGCTGCGTGCCGCCATCATGGCCAGATCCCCCTGGTATCGGGCGGACTCCGCGGCAAACCGCTTATTGGCATCGGAAACAGCGTTGGAAAGGGCCGCGTCCCCAATGGCGCTCTCCCACACATCCGCCACCGCCACCTCCGCCTGGTTGCCGGAACCCTCGGAAGTAAAACCGGATCCGCCGCGCTGTGCCCGTACAGACCCCATGGCGGCATTCTGATTCTGGCGCATCCGCTTCATATTGCGGGCGGTCAGGTGGGAATCGGAAACCGCCTCCGCCTCCAGGGCGCGAGCCTTCTTCTCATAAGCCGCCTGCGTGGCGCGCCCGTTGCTCAAAGCCACCTGCCCCTGATACTTATACTGCTGGGAACCCCCGAAATCGGAACTCATAACATCAGAAAATGGAACTGCTTAAAATCTCTGTTAAAGGATCCTGGTCATTGGAAGAATGCTGGCAGGTGTCCCAATAAAGGGCCTTGCTTAAAAACGCCTCCCCCTGTGCCTCCAAAGCGGCCGCAAGCTGGGGAGAAGAAGCCAGCTTCAAAGCGCACCTGCCCGCCAGAAGAAACACAACGCCCTTGATAAAAAACGGACTGTGATCCGGCAGCACTTCGGAACGGGCCACCTCGTCGGAAAGATAATCCACCACCAGCTTATCAGTCCCGGCGGCGCGCTTCCCGTAACGCTCAACCACCAAATCACGCCCCTCAATGCGGAACAAATCCGCCCCCACATACAGCACGCGCAGGCAATCATCCGGAATCGGATGCCTCATAACGGAGCGATCCATCTCAACACGTTTGGTTGCCCAGGTCCATGCCCCGAACAACAGCGCTTCCCGCAACACGGTAGGCCACCACAAATCAACGGTGCGACCGGCTGGGGAACCCTTCACATACTCCCGGTCCCCAAACTGGGCCAAAGCCTGGTTAAAAACGGTCACCTTATCCATTTGAGGCATCATGCCACATCCCCAGGCCTGATGAATACAACCGTAACTTGAACAAATGAAAAAAAGAAAGGGCGCCCCGCACAGCAGGACACCCCTCCGAACCAATAGTCAACGCAAAAAACTAACCGGAAATCCCCACCAGCTTATTATAATAATCGGTAGCCTCCCGCCACTGTGGATGCGAAGGATCGGCGATCGCCTTATAATAACGGTGATTGGGGTCGGACAAAATAGCTTGAGCCTCGTCGGCAGGATCCGTCTTCGCCGGAATCTGGCCGCCGCCCTTCAAGCCTCCCTCGCCTGTCAGCCGGGAAATGGCGTGCAGAACGCGGAACCCGTCCGGACTCGCAAACACAGCCATCTTCTCCATAGGAACGCCGGACTCCACGGAAAGCTTCCGGGCAAACGCCTTGGCGGCAGAAACATTCGTCTCATACTCCGCTCCCCATTCGTCCTTCAACGCCTCGTCAGCCTCCTTAAAAGCCTCCTCCTCGTCCGCGCGGATGCTGGCGGCCACCTCGGAAAGAAACTTCCCGGCGGCATCGGCCGGCAGCCCTGCCGCCCTGGCGTGTCCCTTCAACATATCTCGCAGGGCGTCATTCTCCACAAACCCCTCCCCAAAATCAATCTCATACTCGGTCTCCTCCTGCGGAGAAAGCGGGGGAGGACTGCCGGGATCCGGATCGGACTGTTCCGCACCCCCTGAAAAATCGTAGGGATTGGACGGAACTGGAGGATCCGCGGGAGGCGGACTGTCCACGGGACTTGCCGGGGGCGGCGCTCCGCCGCCGGGGCCTTCACCTTCGCTGCCGGGAATGGCCTCTTCCCTCAGGAACCTATTGTGGAATAATCTATTGTATATCATAAATCAGGGTTATATTGTTCGATCTCGTATTTCACCCACAGGAGCATTTCCCGCTGGGCGTCTCGGCGCATCGCGTCAAGGGGGTCGTAGGAACCAGCCTTCCCTTGAAAGCAGGGTAAATACGTCTGGAACTCCTTCTCTAAAATATCCAGCACCTCCGGAGTAAAAGCCTCCTTCAGCGCGGCTCGTCTCCGGTTGAGCCTCTTGAGAAACTCAACCTGTTCTGGTGTCGGCTTATCTTCAAACATATTCCTCATGAATCCGTATTAAACTGTGCGGACGCCGCGGCGCTATCCCTGCCGGCCCTGGCCAATTGTTCCGCAAGGGCGGCCTGACGCATCTGATCCTCCTGCGCCTTCTCCTCCTCAACCATCTTGCTATTCTCGGACGCGGACACAATGCACTTGGACGGGGCGCCGGAACTGTCCCACATAAACCGCAACACCTCCCATGCCTTCATGCGCTTGGCAATGCGGGTATCGCCCGAAACCTTGATATACTTCGCCAACCCATTCAACACCCCCTCAAGGCCGTACCTCTGCAAACGGTCAAATGCCTGGGCAATCTTGCCCAGATAACGGGTGCGGGGAGTCCGCAACTCAAACTTCCCCCCATCGGCGGAACGGACAAAAAACTCATCAGGCGCGTCGCCCGGAAGCACGGCCCCCTGCGTATTGCGGAACATCAGGCAGACAATGCGATTCATCATCGTCTGAAAATCCTGCGAAAACTGAATGAAAGAAGAAAAAAAGCAAATAATGCGTTCCGACTCGCGGGCATTCACCTCCGTAGCCGTCATCTCGCGGTCCACGCTTGAAACCACCTGGAGAATATCATTGAAAAACGCCTCCCTGATCAACTTCTCCTTCTTATCTTGCCGCTCCAGCATAAACCTCACATCCCCCACGTTCGCCCATTCCCTCGGTAACTGTGAACTAATAAGCTCATCCGGAACAACCGTCTTGCCTCCGGCCCGCAAATCAACCTCCTTTGCCATCTTAGCTGACACGATAACGCTGGGAATGGCCGCCCGGCTGCCGGCCACATCCATCACCCGATCCATCAGCAGGGTAGCCTTGATCTCCGGCAGCACAGCCTTCCCCGGAGCCTCTCCGTAAGAAGAAACGCCGCCCTTCAAAAAGCGCGTCACCAGAAAAGGAAACTCGTAAAAGCCGCCATGGAAAACAATCTTCTCCGCCTCCCTGGCAATATACACGTCCAACCACTTGCGGCGGCCAGGCCTTACCATGTCGGAACCGAACTGCGCCCGGCTGTTGGGCAGTACAAGGTGAACAAACTCGAACATCTCGGTGTACCGCCTCTCCGCATTCTTATACGCCGCCTGAATCTTGACAGGCAGATTACCCAGCTTAAACATCTCCACGGCCTGCTGGGCAGTAAACTTCAACGTCCGCACCAGCGTATTCACCTCCCCGTGGGCTCCCTCGGCAATCGCATAAGTCCCGGTAGGGACGTGTTTGAACACCAGTGACCCGTCACGGGAAACATCTGCAAACATGCAGCCTGTACCCGTCAGGCAACGGTCCAGGTAAACCTCGTGGGCCGCCGCATAGAAATTGGAATCCGCCAGCGCGCGGTAGACGGCCTCCGTCGCTTTGCTGTACCAATCATCCTCATCGGTGTAATCATCCCTTTCCTCCTGCGGTCGCAGGGAAAACCACTTCTGATCCATGGGAGTAATAAAAAGAAGATGAGCGGACGCCAAATTCAAAAGGGACTTATGCGCCACCGGAGAAAAACTGGACGCAGCCGTCATCTCATTAGCCTGTTCCTGCTGGCGGGCCTTCCCCTCCATTCTCGGCATGATGCGACGGCGCAATTCATCCCAATCCCCGGAATTCTTATTCATCTCCGTGAACAGGGCGTCTGCCGTCCTCAATAAATCTTTAACATTTTCCATGAATCTCCTGTGTAAAAATCAACCCAGCGTCTTCCTCAGTCCAGCCAGGGAAGAAAGAGGATTACTCCGGTTCGTCGTATTACTAAGCTTCAAGCGGCGGCGGGCAGACGAATTCACCGCATCCTCCGCTTGGGAAACATCCTTGGTTTCCGTAGTAATAACCTTCTGCTCCGGGGCATTCGCCATGGCATCGGCCATAGCGTTGGCGGCGCTTGCCTGCTTCTTGGCCGCCTTATTGGCTCCATATCCCCCGAACGTGGCGATATTTGCCAGGGCCCCTCCGACAGCTTTTAATGGATTTGAACTCATAACAACTAATGGAAAACAACTAAACAAGCTCCTGCGCCACGCTGAACGCATCGTCACAGCGGGTCAGCCAGCCCTTCCCGAACACAGGAAACTGCTTGCACGAACGGTAAAACGCCTGACGCTTCTCCTGCAGAGCGATAAGGAACACCGCTTCACCCGTGGCGGCCAGCTGGTCCTGCAACTCCTGCCTGGTCCTGGGGCCTACAATCCCGTCCACCGTGAGACCGGCGCCGTGGATGTTCAGCGCGCGCTGCAAAATCTTCCCGGTATTCCTGCTCCCGGAATTGAAATAATGGTCACGCAACATAAACTCCGTGGCCGGAAAAGCGTCAGAACCCAGCCAGGAGCGCACGGCGGCGGTATTATCCAGCACGTACTGGAGACAACCTTCCCAGGCCTCTTCACGCCTTCCGGCATCCAGCAGGGCCTTCAACCTGTTAAACGCGGCCGGTTCAATGCCGTCGCAAATGCCGCAAATCTCCCACTTGCCGCCCTTGTCGGCGGCGGGAAGGCGGGAAACGCGCAGGGAATCCGGCCCGGTGACGCGGCTGTCTTCAAACCGGAGGATGGCCGCAGCCATCTTTCTTTCTATAGTATTCATTCGTTCAGATTGTCGATAAGTTGCACAAGCCGCTTGCCTTCCACGGTGTAGCAATGGCACTTGGCATGCAAATGCCACTCATTAAATTGAGCCAGGAAAAAAGCGGCGTCTCTTTCGGTAAGAAAAATTTTCATCCACTGCTCCTTTCCGGGTTCGTCCACAATGAGTATGTACAGGGTAGGCATGCAGAAACTATTGATTATTAACTAAAGGGAACTTGTAAGAAAAACTTTACAGTTGGCGTTATCGTCCGCACCGAGAAAAGTATAAGAGAATGGCCAGTGCAGTGAGCCATACCCCGATACCATATCCAGGTTCCCCTATACACATGAGGGTAAATCCCAAAACTGTTGCTGATAAAATGGCCGCTAACGACAGAAAGAATTGTTCTTCATTCACTTTTCCAGCTTCCTTTCTATGTTTTCGATGCGCACGGCAAGCAGTTGAATCGCCTTGGCCGTCTCCACCTGGGCCTGCGTCTGCATGGTCATCAGATCACAAAGACGGTCATTGTGGTGGCTGACCACCTCCCCGATGTACCAGCATGCCCCGCCGCATATCGTCAGCGACATCAGGACGCAGGCAAACACGGGGGAAGCCTTGGCAAAATCCAGGAAACGTGCCGGTACTTCGGAGAGCTTACACATGCCTTTACTTCTTGAGTGTTTGCACGATGGGCGGAACGTCCGTAACAGGCTGGGCCTGGGAATAGGAAATATGCCCCTGCTCAATGA